ATAATGGATTATTTAGATGAACTAGCGCACAAAGATGCGATAATTAAAGACTTACGAAGCAAGACACAGCCGCTTGAGAAAACATTGCTGGACGAGGTGGCTATGTCAGCGATGAGTGGCTTCATATCTAATCAAAAGTGGATGGAAGGCTTATTTGAATCTAAAGATGTATTCTGTATTGAGGAGTATATTGTTAAAAAATCGTATAAATTAGCAGACGAGTTTATCCAACACAAAAGGCTAAAATCTTTAGCTTCTTATAAGACTAAATGATTAGATAAACAGATTTACTTTGTCAAACAATAATGCAATGCTGATTTTGCTGATTTGATAAACTGGGGGGAATATGACGGACTTTATAGCAGAGTTTAAGGGCGCACTGCACGCCGCTGGTTTTATACCTAAAGGAGATGTAATAGCTAATGATAAATGGCATCCAGCTTATTACAACGGGGAGAAAAAGTCCTGCACTGGCACATATTCGCTAAAGATAATCAACGGCGACTTTGCCATAGGATGTTATTTCACAAGGAAAGATCCGAATAATAAATATAATTGGCATAGCCAAAGTAGCACACCTATATCTTCCGAAGAGATCAAGGAGAGAAATAGAATTATAACAGCAGATAGACTCGCTACAGAGGCTAGGCGTAATAAAAAACAACTACGCATAGCAGGACTTTTGACTAAGTGGTACAAAAGACTCCCTAGCGTTAAGGAACATGCTTATCTAAAGAAAAAAGGCATACAGCCCTATTCTGTTAAGATTAGAAAGAAAACTAATGAAATTATAATCCCTCTTTATGCACCTGATGGCAAGGTCTGGACGATACAAAAGATAAACACTAAGGGAGGTAAGCATCTTTTTCCAGGTGGAAGGATGCAAGGATCATATGCTGTTATATCCAAAGCAGGCGACCAGCTACACACCTTCATTATAACAGAGGGTTTTGCTACTGGCGTTACACTAAGGCAAGCTAGCGGCCTCCCTATTATCATAGGAGTAAATAGCGGCAACTTACAAAAAGTTTCCCTAGCTATAAAGAATAAATACCCTAATGCGGAAATATTTTTCTGCGCTGATAATGACGCTTTCACAAAAGACACAAAAGGCGACCCTTGGAATGTTGGAATGGAAGCAGCAGAAAAAGCCGCAAAGTCCATAGGTGGAGCTGTTGTTATATCTCCAGATTTTAGTGGTATGGATGCAGGTAAATATAACAAAGAAAAACCAACAGATTTTAATGATTTACACATGACTCTAGGCTTAGAAGCTGTAAAAGAGCAAATCATGGGTATCATTAACCATATTCCTGTGTGTCAGGACGAACCCGCTGGTGTTGTTGAGATCCCTCAGCTCTCAAATCAGCACAGCACCAGCGGTGAGTTCGATCAAGGTGAGTATGTAGAGCCATACAATAACAAGGAAGATATAGACCTTGGAATGAATTTTAAGGTGCTAGGATATAACGGAGGACATTATTATTTCTTTCCATTTAAGGAAAGGCAAATAGTATCATTTACACCAACAGCACTAAGCAACCTGCCCAACCTTCTAAGGCTTGATAATGTTCATGCGTGGCAGGATAAATTTGGATCAATTGATGGAAAGGTAACTGATAGGGCAATCGCTAGTATGGCGACAGGCGCTCTTATGCATTCCGCTCAGTCGAAAGGGTTTTTTAAACAAGAAGATAAAATACGTGGAGCAGGCGCTTGGCTGGATGATGGCCGTATTATTCTACATTGTGGAGATGCATTATATGTGGACGGGAAAAAAGAAAGCTTCAAAAGTTTAAAGAGTGAATTTACATACGTTATATCATCAAGGATGCTTTCGCCAGCAGATAGCGCGTTAAGTAACAAAGAAGCTAGTAGACTAAGGGGCATATGCGAGAGCGTAACGTGGGAGAACCCACTTTCAGGCTTGATACTAGCTGGATGGTTAGTTATAGCCCCTATATGCGGCATATTGTCATTTAGGCCACACCTATTCATAAACGGCGAAGCCAATAGCGGTAAATCCACAGTGATGGATAAAATAGTGAAAGCAACTCTTGGTAAAATAGCGTTGGAAGCTGATGGAGGAACAACAGAGCCTAAGTTAAGGCAAATTCTTGAATACGATGCTAGACCCGTTGTTTACGATGAAGCTGAGAAAGCTATAAGCTTTAGGGCTGTAATAGACTTAGCTAGAGCGGCGACAGATGGTAGGATTATAGGTAAGTTTGGGCAGACTATAACAAGGGCAAGATATTGCTTTTGCTTTAGCTCTATCAGCCCGCCGATAGAAAAGGTATCCGATGAAACTAGAATGGCTCAACTAACAATAAAGAAAAACAAGAAATCTAGCGCTATTGATGACTTTAATATGTTAATTGATGATATCGAAGATACATTAACGCCTGAATATTCAGACAGGATGATAACAAGAACAATTAGGAATGTTAAAACGCTGCAAGTTAATATTAAAACATTTGTAAAGGTCATTCGCAAACTAACAGGCGATCCAAGAGCAGCACAGATGTATGGTACAATATTTGCAGGGCTTTATCTACTAAGAAGTACGGAAATCATATCACTAGAAGATGCCACAGAATGGGCTAAGAAGAAGGATTTATCTACCTATATAGTTTCAGAAGAGGACACAGACCCAGTACGTTTACTTCAATACTTAAATACATCAACTGTAAGAATCACCTACAAGAGCAATATTAAGGAATTTTCCTTTGGGGATCTTATTAATATGACTCTAAATGGTGATGATGATGCTGATAAGAACCTGCGTTATTACGGTATAGCTGTTAAAAGTGGCCGTGTTCATTTCGCAAGTAGATCAACAAACCTAGCAAAAGTATTAAGGGATACAGATTGGTCTATTAACTGGACAAGGATGTTATCTAATTTAGACGGAGCGCAGACATTCCGCATGTTCTATTTTGGCGTAGGCTATAAAACCAACGGCGTATCCCTGCCTATATCTTTATTTAAGGATGAAAGGTCCTGGACTTCCAAGGAAGATCAGCTTGATATATTAGACGGCACAGAAGAAGAGGTGGATTTCTAATGTTTAAATTATACCCAGACCAAGAAGATGTGATGAGGGATTTAAGGCAAGCCATGCATAGGAAAAAGGCCGTACTCCTGCAATCACCAACAGGAAGCGGTAAAACGGCTATGGCTAGTGATATGGTAATGAGAGCGCTAGATAAAGGCAATAAAATGATCTTTACGCTACCAAGGAAAGACCTACTAGTACAAACTAGTAATACATTTTCGGAGCATGGGATAAGGCATGGCTTTGTTGCGTCAGGTAAGCAATACAACCCATTCACACAGGTTTATCTAGGTATGGTTGATACTATGGCGAGACGCCTAGATAGACTACCAAAAGTTAAACTTGCTATATTCGATGAAACGCATTTTGGCTCTACGTCACTAGGAAAGGTGATAGATCACTACAAGAAATCAGGCGCGTGGGTTATAGGACTTAGCGCCACCCCCACAAAGATGAACGGCCAAGGCTTAGGTGTGTGGTATGACGAAATGGTTCAAGGGAAAACCACTAAATGGCTAATGGATAATAAACGACTTTCTAAATATAGATATTTCTCTGGAAGAACTGATGATGATTTTGGCGGCCTTAGCGAAAAAACAGACAAAGAAATAGCCGAATACATGGAAACCAAGAGGGTTATAATCGGCGACTGCGTTTCTGATTATAGAAAGCGCTGTATGGGTAGAATCCATATCGTTAGATGCACATCCATAAAGCATAGTCAAATAACCGCAGAGGCTTTCAGGTCTGATGGGATTCCAGCTATACATGTTGATGGAACGACACCACAGGACGAGAAGGCTAGGATATTCAAGGCGTTTGCCTGTAGACAGATTTTAGTTATTACCTTTGCAGACCTACTCAATTTCGGGTTCGACCTATCCCAAGCGTCAGGAATGGATGTTTGTATAGAAAGTTGCAGTGACTTAAAGCCTTCAAGAAGCCTAGCTAGTCAAATGCAGTTTTGGGGTAGGGTTCTGAGGATGAAGCCAGAAGCCGCTATAATAAACGACCATGTTAATAATTACATAGAGCATGGGCTACCGTGTTCCGAACGGATATGGACACTAGATAGTAAGATAAAGAGGAATAAGGAAAAAGCTCCACCTATGAAGACATGCCCTAAGTGTTTCTGTGCGCACCCTCCAGCGCCTATATGCCCAGATTGCGGGGAGGTATATATAGTAGCACCGAAAGAAGGGATAAAAAAGATAGATGGCGAACTGCACGAGGTAGATATTAACGCTATGAGGGCGAGAACAAAGCCAGCGCAGCCTAAACTATTCAGTGATGAACAAACACTTGAAATGCTCATAACCTACGCAAAGAATAAGAATTACAAATACCCTGCAAGATGGGCGGCAAAAGAACTTGCAAGCAAGATGCATAAAGTTTACGTTTAACAAAATAAGTTTAAACCAGTATTAGGGATGTTATGGAAAAGTATTATTTAGGAATCGACACGGAAACAACAGGATTTAAAAAGAAGGGTGAAATCATACAAGACGGACAAGCGAGAGTCTGCCAGATAGCTATGGTTTTAACAAATTCAATAGGAAAGCCTCTTACTAAGTTTTCCTCATTAATACAACCAAATGACTGGACGATTAGTAAGGGCGCTAGCAAGGTTAACGGGCTAACGGATGAAATGTGTGAAAAGTATGGCGTAAGTTATTTGTTGGCCTACCGCCTTTTCTTAGAGTTTGCAAGTAAAGCAGATGTTATTGTTGCGCATAACGCAGCTTTTGATTCAGGACTCATGGAGATCGAAAGATCTTATATAGCTCATAATATGGGCAAACATGGCACTGAATTTGAGAATCTGGCATATCTTTACGAATCACCAAATAAACCATGGTACTGCACTATGAAAGCTAATGAAAATATAGAAGGAGGAAAGAGCCTAAAGAACTGCCTACTCCACCATTGTGACAGAGATATAGGCGTAGGCGCTCACGATGCGCTGGTTGATACTGAGGCTTGCCTTGATGTATTCTTCGCGCAAGGAGTGATGCCAAGTGGCAGATGAAATAGACGAAGCGCCAGTTGTAAGAAAGCTTATGCTTATGGCCAGTAAATTATCAATAAGACTTTTCCGAAACAATAGAGGTTTGTTTAAAACTTTAGATGGAAAAAGAAAAGTCAGGGCAGGACTTGAGGCAGATGGCTCAAGTGATCTAATAGGAATAAAAACTATTACGATTACACCAAATATGGTCGGCAAAGAAGTGGGTTTATTTCTGGCTGTTGAAGTCAAAAAACCTAGCTGGAAAAAACCAACAACAAAGACAGAGTACATCCAGCAAAATTTCATAGACCAAATTAATAAACGCGGCGGGATTGCTTTCTTTTGCAATAACCATGAGGAATTAGAAGGAAAAATAACCTACCGTATCAATTTAATGTTTGACAAAGCTAGTCTAAGCTGATAATCTCATAAGAGTAACCAGGGAGGAAAGATGACAACTAAATTTTTTAAAATAAAAGACGAAGCAAGTTGGTTAGAAAAGCGCAAAGGGTATGTAACATCGACTCAAATATCCGCATTATTCGGGCTATCAACCTACATTACAGCTTTTGAATTATATCATATATCACGGGGTAATATAGACGGCTCTATCCCTGATAATAATTTTATGAAGTTTGGCAGGATCATGGAGCAACCTATTTGTGAAATGATCCAAGTAGAGCATCCTAAATGGGTAATAGAAGCTTTTCCTTTTTTTGCATATGACGAGGAAGATAAAATAGGCAGTAGCTTTGATAGAACCGTTGTTGTTGAAGGAGAGAAGTATCTTCTGGAAATAAAATCTATTTCTTACTCGGAATACAAAAAAAAGTTTATCCACCATTCAGATAGCGATATCGAAGCATCTTCTCAATATGAATTGCAGATGCATATGGAAATGGAGCTAGTAAAAGATCATGGTTATCGTGGTGTTATAATGGCCGTGTTTATTTTAGACACTAGAGAGCTGCGCTATATCTTCCGCACGTATGATGCAGAAGTAGGGGAAGGATTGAGAGTGGCAGCAAGGGAGTTTTGGGCGCTAACAGAACAGCCAGATCCAGACTATGAACAAGATAAATCTGTTATTTCCCGTGTCTGCCCAAAAATAACACCTGAATTACAATTAGACGCGACAGAAGACAACAGAATAAGTGAATTAGTAGCGCAATATAAAGGCTCAAAAGAAATAGAAAAACAAGAAAAAAAAGCAGCAGACGCAGCATATGCTGAGTTGTGTATTTTAATTAAAGACGCAAGATATATATGGACTAATGACTATAAAATATCAGCCTCCGATATAAAAGAGAACCAAGGCAAACCAATAACGGAAGAAATGGTAGGAAATGTAGTTGGAAAAAAGAAAGCATATAAGAAATTAACAATAACTCAAATAAAGAAGGATTAATCATGTCACAAGGTAAAGCGTTAACTCAAACAGGGCAGATATGTTCAGCCCTGGATAAGATGGAAGGCAGCATCAACGAAGCCTTAAGCGGAACAGGAGTAAGTGCTGGTAGGTTCTTAGCGACGGCGAAGACAGCTATCCAAACCCACAGCGACCAAAAAGGGCTAGAAGCAGCAGATAGAGCCTCGCTTTTCTTAGCTATAAAAAAGGCCGCAGGCGATGGCCTGATGCCAGACGGGAGAGAGGCGGCACTAGTTATATACAACACGAAGCAGAATGATGGAACATGGTCAAAGCAAGTCCAGTACCAACCGATGGTACAAGGTCTTGTGAAGCTTGCTAGAAAATCAGGAGAGATTGAAAAGCTAGGAGCGTTTATTGTCCATGAGCAAGATAGCTTTAAGTTCAGAGTTGGATTAGATGATATCCCTGAACACTCCGCACCATTGGATGAATACGGCAATAACTTATGGTTCGGTGATCGTGGCAAGGCAATAGGAGTATGGGCTTTTGTTAAGCTAAAAAGTGGTGAATTTTTAGACCCTATTATGCTTTCCGTAGACCGCATTAATCGCATTGCGTCTCGCTCCAAGATAGCAAGTAACTATAATCAAGAGCAAGGCAAAGATTGGGAAGAGTGGTGGAAGAAAGCAGCTATACGAAACATCTTAAAATACGCACCAAAGTCGACATCACTTGAAAAAGCCATGAGTACAATGGATAACGAGTTTGATTTCTCTGAGGAGAGTGTGGAGAGCGAACCCGTAACAGCTAACCCGATAACTAAAGAAGAAAAAACCGAAAGCAAAGCTGCTGCGGCAGTTAAGGCGAAGGCAAAGAAAGACACTGAATACAATCCAAAGGAACATGATAGCGGTGTTATTGATGTTGAATATTCAGAAGACATTGAGGAGGGCGAAGATATCCCCCTTTAGGGATAAAGATTAACATAGCGAATCGAAAAAACGATCATTTAACTTAAAACAACAAAAAGGAAAAATTATCATGGCTGTTTATTTAGTTCAAGATACAGACGGAAACAAAGATTTAGTTGAAGCACACACGAAATCCACTGCTATTTATGCCGTGGCTAAAGATAGGTACACAGCTACCACATTAAACACTAGTGATATCGTAAAGCACATTAGAGAAGGACTTAATGTTTATGTCCCTAAAGAAGAGGATTAATTAAAAAGAGGGCGGCATTATGGGCGAGTATGTAGAAAATTACGCCAACCACCTTTATAGGGCAGGGAGGAGAATATTATTATTCTACCCCGCTGATGATGTCGCACTTACTAAAATAAAGCGATTCATAAAAGACCATAACCTTGATAAAGAAAAAGTCAGGATTATAAAAAATTCAGACGGAATGTCGTTGGTTGCTAAAATAGATGTGACTCTATTTATATAATTAAAATCAGGTATCAAAATGACAAAAAGAAGATTTTCAGCGCATAACCTCATGTTAATAAAAGAAGTTAATAAGATAATCAAAGCATATAAAGAAATTCTAAAAATAAGACCAACAATCCTAAAGATATTTAATAAGCTTTCTGCTGATAACGTTATTGAGGATGATAAAAAATCATACAAAAGACTTGTGTGGCTTATAACTAAAGCTAGAACCGCTAATTTAATAAAATGGGATTCCATCGAAGGAAGAAAGCAAGTAAAAGAGGATGATGTAGAGCTATGAGTGGAAAATATACTAATGAACAAAGAGTGAATTTTACAATCAAAAAAACCACAGAAGGGAGAATGTCTATAAGCGTTAATCTTCTTCCTAAACTAGCACGCACAGAAGAAGCATTTCAGGATCTTCCGCTAGCTAATAAAAAAATGCAAAACGCAGCAGCAGATGTGGTAAAATTCGTTATGGAAAGCCTATACAGAAACGATGAAAATACCAACGATGAATCGCCTCCTTTACAGTAGCGCTAAAAACGTATAACATCACAGTTATATTATTTAGAGCAATAAGAATGGTCAATAAGAAAAACAAGACATTAAAGGCCAGAGGGATAAGATTTTCTGATAGCGCATGGCAAAACCTATCGGATGATGCGGAGAATAAAAGCTCCACACCATCCGATATTGTGCGCTATATTGTTGATAAACATTATTCTGCCTTAGAGAAATAATTATCTTTTATTTAACTGGCTATCTTTCTTTTGCGAGCTGTTGCTGCTACCAAAGTAATAATACAACACAGCCATAACAGCAGCGTCAAGAGTTCCCAGTACCCGATATAAAACTGCCTCTGGCAAACCCCCTGGAACACCATTAGTGAATAAATTGTAATTCATAACACCCCAGCCAATTATAACCATTGAAGCTAGAACTTTAGGAGCATTATCCGAAAGTGAAACCTCTCGATTACGCGCACTGTTCCTGTCGTCTGATGCTATTTTCTCTAAATCAACATCAAGCTTTTCCATTTCCAACCGAAAGTTATTCTCAGCAGTCTTTAAAGCTAACAGTTGATCTGGAGTGGCGTTCCTAACTGCACGCTCTATCTCCCTTTCAGAGGCAGAGTCATCAAGGCCAAGAGCAGACTTAACGGCAATCTTAGCTAAACCATTAAAAGGAGGAGGAAGGAATCCCGCTAAAGTTGGTGCTACACTCTTCGCTATACTGCGCCAATCCATTAAATATCCCCTAGCAGCATAGCTGCGATTCTATTAGCACGCTTTGGTGTCTGTTCAGCCCACTTAGAGTCAAGAGCCTCCCTGTAAGCCTCCTGCCAATCCTGAATCGAAATAGCGATTAACATTTTCTTAAATCTAAGGAGTCCATTAATCCCTAATTGAAAGCACATATTACACAAGGCTCTTTGGCGCTTTTCGTCCAATATTTCGTAGGATGGGATATTAATTTTTAACTGCTCATGGACTCTGACTATATCATTAGATAACAGATATTCAGCTTCCTCTATAGTTATTCCCCCGCCTCTACGTTCGTCTATTAAGCGACCAATTCCTATTGTAGTAAAACCTAAGTGGTCTTCATATGAATGAAGAATAACACCCTCGTCCGATTTCAAGTCCTTAGTTAGTTTTTTTATATCCATAATTAGACCCTAATTTAATCTCTTTTAGATAAACCAGTAAATTATCAATAAGCCTTGATTGATTTTCTTGGTTAACAGTGACGCGGATAATATCTTCTCGCAGCGCTATAACCTGCTGTATAGCAAGCTCGTTCCTATTTATACTAAGCCGCATATCTTTACGCTCTTGAACACCCGAAGCAATCGAAACTTGAAAAGTTGCTACAACAGTCATAGCAAAAACCAAGCCACTCCCTATAGTAACCACATTTCCCAATGAAAACGAAAAATTATACTTTGGCCTAATCATTAGACTAGCCTCACAACAACATCAACATCAGCAGCACCACCTGATCCACCTAAAGAAGGGCGTATATACTTAGGTGATTCTCCTGATACTTTACCGCCAGCAGTAGTTGTTGTTAGTGCCGCCGCTGCTTGGTCTTTTAATGTAAATGCGTCCACACCTGTAACCAAGTTAGAACCTTGTAATGTTAAGGTTTGGGAATCAAAGTTACCAGTAAATGTAAATGTGAATTTGCTAAAATTTTCCACATTTAACCAAGCACCAGTGTCTCCCCTAGTTAATGTCTCCCATTTAACGGTAGCTGATTTTCCAGCAAATGATTCTATTGTCGTTAGTGCTATTACTGCCATAATATTCTCCTATGGTTTTGGGTGTTTA